TCAACAAATAACAGGTTTGCGTTTGTATCGCCTTCAACCCTGAAGTCAATATCATTTCCTGCATCATTAAACACCACCTCGCTAGTGCCAATTTTGAGGCGTTCAACACTGTTAGTGCTGATGGCTAATTGGTCTGCGCCGGGGGAGTAAATGCCGGTGTTTTTGTCCGTTGCAAACGCAATGGCTGGAGAACCTTGCGAGCCCACGTCCAACGCTCTTGTAATGCCACTAACCGTCACGCTTTTATTTGGAGTGGTGGCGTCATCAATATCTCGAATGACAAATTGATCACCAACGGCCAACGAATCGCCAATGGAAGAAAGCTGGGAAATTTTAGTCACAACTACAAAATACTGGCAATAATTATCATTCTAAGCCTCTTTATGCCAAGTCAATGCGATAAGGAATATTGTTGATGGCGATGGCCATATAAGAATTAGCCGTGATGCCTGATTGGATGATTACATTGCCGCTGCTAGTTAAATTATTCAAGCTCAAGCCGTTCGGCATTGTCACGCCAGAGGCTGTTTCAAGCCCTAATGACGACAATGGAGAAGAGCGTAAAAATAAATTGTCCGTTCCACCCGATAGCGTAACGCCGCTAACAATCACACCACTAGCGCCAATAGCCCCTCGGTTTGTCCAAGTGCCCGTAAGCGTGTCTCCAGTTTTATTTGCGTACAACGCGGGCACAATGGTTGCCAGCAATGCCGTAGAAGTATTTACTTGTTGTTGAAAATTAGTGCTGGAATTGGCAATGCGTTGTACGTCTACATTGGTAATTCCCGACGAAAGAAATAGCCCGCGAATGCGCTTGTAGTCATTGGTTTGCAAGCCAAGATTGATTCTTGCTCTTTCCTCGTTTTCTAGGTCGCTTAAATTGTTTTTGCGAACAAGTCCCCTGGTCATAACTAATCAGCCTCCAATTGAGAGCCGTTTTCTAGTAATAGCACATTGGTTCTTTCATCGTGCAACACCCGAGTATAGGAAAAAGCAGCAGCGTCCAAATCAAAAATAAAACCAAATCGCCAACGCATATATTCTTCTTGAGAATTTAACTCGGCGTCGCTTAGGACAGTATTGAAGAAAGCAATGGAATGAACGCTGCCCCTAAAAGCATTGGAGCGACTAACGCTATCGCTCACGCCAATAACAAAATTGCCCGCATTGTTATAAGTGTAGGTGCCAGGCGTGCGGAATGATTGTCTCGTTCCGTTAATTCTTAGTTCCAAGCCATAAGCAGTGCTAGCACGAACACTCATCACCAAAGTGCCATTTACTGGCATGCTTGTTGGAAAATTTGAAATAATTGATGCAGTAAATAGTCCCCATGCGCCATTGCCAGAACCACTGCGCCATGCGCTTGAAATATTTGCCAATGAACTAAGGATAGAATAGACAGCATCACCTCCTCCAGAAATATTGCTTAAGCTAAATGCAATAACCACGGTGGCTGCAGTGGGCATTGCGCCACCGATTGTGCCAAGATTTAAAAAGTCGTCGTTTCCGTCAAAATTAACACCAGGCTTACCTCCAACGTCTGAAGTGAGGAGCGTTGGACGATATGTAGCTTCCGTCTGTCCTGCATTCACCCGTAACAGCACGTCATCCCATCGCCTCACTCCAGCTCCGTCTAAAGTGATCGTACTAAACTCTGAGTCCAGCCAAATAACATTAGAGGCTAGGGCCGTGGGAGGGGCCAGGTACAATGGCGAATAGCGGACAGTGCTGCCACTGTCAATTAAGCGAAGATAATTGCGATATTTAACAAAATAATTAGACCAAGATTTTGTTTCTCCGCGAAAATTAAAGCCGCTAATGGTAAGCGATGGAATAGAAACTGGTCCAAGTAAATATTGCGCTCCGCTTCCATAGCCTCCAGAAACCACGGGAGAGAAATAGCTAGCTGTTGAAGCGGAAAGAATATCAAAAGTTGCGTTGTAATAAGCCCTGTCATTATTCAAAGTGGCGCCAGAAAGCGTGCCAATGCCTGAATCGCCATTTTTGCTAATCTTGCCCAGCATGGCCGTCAAGCCAGAGCTTGCACCTACTGTTAATCCGCTAATTTGCGGCTCAAGAAAAGTAGTAAGATTTTTACAATTGAAATAGTCTCCTTCAGTTACGCCAGCGGCACTTGTGCCAACCAGCATTCCCAAGTCTCTGCGATCAATACCTAGGTTATCCCAGCAAGCATTTTTATCAGCAACTTCAGCCAAGCTGCGCGAAGCACGAAAGCCAAACTGTTGAGTCATGATTGCCCCGCCTTCAAATAGTAAATGTAACCTTCGCTCTCCACGGGAATGGCGAGTTCAGGAGAAGCTACAGTGCCAGAACTAATTGAGTTTTGCACAGTCCATCCGCTTGAGACTACTAGACGGTCCAAAAATATTGGAACAGTGGCAATGCCGCTTGCGAATGGTGAAGTGGCTAGTGACTGTACATTGTTTCCATTGATCCTTAAACTTTGAAAAGAGAGATTACCATTGAGCGAATAAAAACCAGATGATGTGGGCGATGCCTTTAACAATGCATTATTTTGCAGCGTAATACCAGAGGCAATTTGAGCCGAAATGGTATTTAGCCTTATTTGCGCGTTACTTGTAAGGCCGCGCAAGAGCAGCAGGTCGCGAGCGCTAATCCTGCTCACGCCGTTGAGGGCAAGAATATCCGCTCCTTTAATGACTACGCCGCTAGTTGTAATATTATTAATCGTATAACTAATTCCATTGCCAACATTATCCCATGCAATCTCTGCGCTGCCAACGTCTGATAAATTTTTAGAGGCGACCAAACCAGCAAATGCCATTTACTGTTCCTCCCATGTGATACTTGCGCTTGCCTCTCCAGAAGCTGTACGAGCAGTGGCCACTACAAATAAAGCTCCCGTGCTTTCAATACTTCCAGGCTGGCCTGTTATAAACATTTTATCGGGGCCAAACAACGGACTGAGGTCAAAAGAGCGACTGTCACCGCTGCCAATAAAATATGTTGCCACACGCTGGCCGCCCCTAAGAGTGCGATAACCCTGCCTATCAGCCAACGCCGCACTAAGTGGATCCGCCAGGCTATTTTCAAACTTATTGGCCACATAGTTTGAGCCTCCAGCCGCCGTAGAACTTTGTGTGATGCCGCTAGCCAAAGGCCATGATGCTTGAGCTTGAGTGGTGCCACTGCCGGGAACGAGGCGCGTGGCCAATGGTTGTTGAGCAATCACAACATCGGACACGACGCTGCCAGGATGGCCCTCTACTACCACCCTCATGGGCCATGGCAAGCCGGATACAGTGATTGAACGACCACCCGCGCTAATTGTGCTTAGTCCGGACGATGGGAATGTAACGGTGAAGTCTGTTGCCTGATTACAAGCTTGCGGGAACTGAGTTTCGCCTATGACTTGGCCAACGCGATTAAAAGCCAAGCCAGGGTATGTAGAGGCCAGCCATAACACAACATCGGTGTCGGGACTGTACGCCACCCCAGAAGCTTGAGGCAATAGCCCCACTCTTGCATAGCCGCTTGTGAACTGCCTAAAAATAGTTCCCTGCGTTACGCCACTTTCAACAACTCCACTGCTCACTGCATAAGCATTCATTCGACCCAGCGTAATGCTAGTGATGCCGCCAGGAAGGCTTCTGTCAGTTGTAATCCTTGTAAGATCATCGGAAATGGCAGCCACATGAGTGGCAAGAATATTAGTTCCAACCACTTTAGTTTTGCGGCCAGTGCGATAATCAGCGCTTCCGTTAATTTCGGTGCGAATATCGGGGAAGAACTGTCCCGATGGAGTGGTGAGTGTGTTGGCGCTAGTGCGAATAACTGTAATACCAGAAGCTGTGGCTGCCGTAAGGGCAGTACCGTTGCCGTAAAAATAACTTTCACCTCCGCAAATGTCGTTTTCTTGGAAGATCAAATCAAAGCGTGCATTAGTATCTGCATACACGGAAAGATTTGTGGGAAATACTGCCTTTCTATTTACCACCCCATTGATGCTGCTCTTAACTTGCAAGCCAAGAATGGCGCGAGCAGTTGCGTCAATTGCTTTTGGCACGTCCAAGCCCGCAGCGCCGGTAGTGACAGTGCCTTTATCTCCGCCATCAATATAAACACTGCTGCCATAAAGATTGATAAAGGCAGGCGAAACAGCCCCAGCAGTGTTTTGCGCCTCAATAAAAAGCCTTAGGAAAGGACTGCGAAGACTGGGGTAGATAAATTGATTTTCGGCCAAAATATAATGCAGCGTCACCCAACGAGCTTCGTCATGATTAATGGGAACGTAAGCCAAAAACTTAGCCCCCACGGCTCCGTACCAACTAAATTCAATCTTGAACATTGTCACGCGAGACAAGTCCAGATTCCAACCAGTGCTGCCAACGTTTGGCTGAATTGGATCGCCATTCCAATCGTCTCTGGCAACTTTTACCGTGCCTAAGTCTGGAGAAGTGCGAACAATGTAAAGATCACCTCCTTCTTCTAGTTGAAAGAAATAACCATCGCCAACACTATTTCTACACCCCCATCGCACCACCTCTCCCGCATAGTCGCTACCAGTTGACATTCTCACGCCAAAAGTGAAACCACTCACTCGTCCTGGTTGATAACGAAAGGCACGTTTGCTCTCCCAAAAAGTACGCATGGTTCCATCGGTGCGCCCGCCAGGAAATCGCCCAGTGTTGTCGTCAACCAAATAGGTGAAGCTGATTGGGGGGGGGAATGCATACGCCTGAATAGCGCTTTCCGCAGAAATGTGCCGCCAGTAGTAGCCATAATCGTCAGCAAAGGTCCATTCGGGCGGATCTTGTGCATATTGATAACCAGCGCTACTTGGCCCAGCATAAAATTCCTTGCTGTTAATGCCATAAATATTCACGGCATCAAAAATACCCAACGCAGTTTCACTTCTCGGCACGCCGAGCAAGCTCACTTCTACTTCGCTCTGGTCTTGGTTAATAACATCCACTGAAATGTCATTGCCAAGTTCATTGGTCGGTGTAATTGACGTGAGCCCTTCGTCGCTGCTTAAAACCAGCGTGCCACGGCTATCGCCAGTAAGCACTTCTTGATCTTCCGGGTCTAGGAGAGAATCGCCTGTAAGAAAGTCAATCAGCTCGGCATCAATTAACTCATCGCCTGCTGGTTGCGCGTCGTCGGGCAGTTGGTAATACCCTGATATGGTCGTCATTCACTCCGCCTCACACTTGCTCTTCCCATGTTAGGGAAGCGCTCATGTTGGCACTTGCTCCAATGCCTTGGGCGTAGACGTATAGTACGTCGCCAGTTGCAGCGGTCAATGGATAGGAAAGATAGTCTTTGTTATAACCAAAGTATGGAGCCAGATCAAGGTCTACACCACCTTCTCCCACATAGAAAGTCGCGACCGTCGTGCCACCACTAACTGTATTAACTCCACTGGTAGTAGTGAAGTTGATAGGGCTTAGCGTACCAGCACTAACAAACGAAGGCGTACCAGATGCTGTAGTAGGGTTTTTGATAAGTTTGACAAGAGCACGTCCGCTACTACCAACGCCAAGCCGCGTGGGGTATACTTGCATGCGGTTGCGAATGGAATTGACATTTTCCTTCACTTGAATGCCAACAAGCATTGTGCCGCTAGTAGTAACACTACGATCTGCAGCGTTACTTTCGGAACGCGCAACAACAGTGCCTTTATCACCGCCATCAATGTAGTAAGAGGCGCCATATTTATAAACTGCACATTCGTTTGCACTGGTAGCTTTTTGAGCCAAGTACGAAATGGGCAATGTAGGGTTGGCCAGGCTTGGGCTAGTAAGCTGATTAGAAGCCCTTAAGTGATGAATTCTCACCCATCGCGCTTCTCCAGTGGTAGTAGCGTCGGGCACATAAGCGAGAAAATGTCCGCCAACTGCGCCGTACCAGCTATATTCAATTTTGAACATGGTCACTTTTGAGAAGTCCATGCTCCATACGCTGGTATCGCTAGTTACATCACCATTTGCATCAATGACAGTGGAGCCATTGGTATAAGATACTGTCGGAGCAGAAGCGGTGCCTCCAATGGACAGTGAAAATGAATTGCGACCAGGTGTTTTGTCTGCATAATATTGAGCCTTCGTTTCACCGTCAAGGCGATCATGACTGAAATATTTACGAGGCACGCGATATTCATAGGTGTAGCGATAGGACGCTTCCACTGCAATAAAAGAAGATGAAACAGCCGTTGTGCCGTCTGACGATGCAATGCCGCCAATATTTACGCCGCCCGACCCGCGCACACTGCGATCAAACAGGCCAGCATGAATGTAAGTAAGACCTGCGCGAACAATCACTAAATCAGTGCCAGCGGTGCCAACATCACCATCTGCAACATTAGGAGTGCGAATGCCTGGTTCATTGCTTTCAAACGCATTGGTACGCCGAACGCAGTAAAAATTAAATTCCTTGTCAGCAGAGCTAGTTTGGCTGCCGCCTTGCACTTCAAGGTAGTAGCCATCACGTTTATCAAAAGCTCCAAACTTTTTGATGTCAGTCAAATCGTTAGACACCGACATTCTCACGCCAAACGTAGCGGCACTCACCCGCCCCGGCTGATAGCGAAAGAATCGTTTGCTGCCAAGAATTTGATAGTTATTAGTGGTTGCAGCCCCCAGGCTAATTTTGGCTGCACTTTCATTGGCAATATGCGTGGTTGCACCACCGCCTTCGCTGGCCCATTCATTAGGATTGATGTCGTAAGTGGTAACATCAGCAAAGATGCCAAGGGCCACTTCAGCCCGAGGTACGCCCAGCAAGCTCAAGCTCACTTCACTAATTTGCTGGTTTGCCACCTCCACTGGCACGGCAGTCTGATCCGAAGCAATGACCACGGGCAGACTATTGCTCATGGTCTGTTGGCCAGGAGGAATGGGGGCCGTGCGGCCAACTGTGACTACACTTACGCCTTCTTGCAAATCAGCCATCGTCGTTTAGGGGAAACAGTTGGATAAAGTAGTGCCAACAATGACATTGCCAGCAATAACAGTATCCTGTCTTAGTCTATAAACTGCGCCGCCAAGAGCGGCGTTAGTTGCCCCTGAAAGGGCTGGAATACGGAAACGATATGGCGCTGCGTAAGTAATATCTGTCAATCCACTATAAATTGTTGCCCCCGTGTCATTAAAATTAATGCCCGAAATTGTGGTGCCGCTAAATACAACACGCTCGGAAGATGCAAGAGTATGGTTGTTTTGTGCAATAAAAGTGCCACCACTCACCGACACAAGATCGGTTAAATATTCTTCTGTTTCAATGCGTACATCCCAAAACAATGGCGAAGAGCCAGCCACTGAAGCCTCTTGTGAATAAGCAGACGGGAAAAATGATCCACTATTAACAGAAGAGGAGCCATAAGCGTCCCAGATGGCAGCAGTTTGAGCAGAAGTGAGCCAAAGCCTAACTTGCCCAGCCCTTAAGGGCTCTTGTTCTTCCACGTTAATCGTGGCAATTTGTGTATAAGAAGTGTCGCCTGTTTTTTTCCAAACAGAAGCACACACTTGTACATCATCAAGACTGTATGGCGTACCGCTTGCCGTTTGCAAAAGCAGGCTAACGCCATCAAAGTAATCTCTTCGTAGCAGATATAAATCTACGCGAGGAGCGGTGGAAGTAACGAGAAAATTGCTCATCAAACGATTTCTCGATAAGTTAAAAACACCGCGTAAGTAGTGGTTCCACTTACCACTGCATTAATTTTTTCGCCAGTTGCACTTTCAAAAAGCCCCAATGGATTGGAAAGTGTTAAATTACCATTGCCTGCAATATGAAAAGGGGGAGTGACATTGGTGCTGCCACCGCGCTGCAATTGCACGGTGCATCCTGACACAGAAGTGATGGCCATAGAAAGCACGCGCAATTTCGTGCTGGCCACAGAGGCAATCACATCTGCGTTTGCACTGCCAGTAATGAATGCGCTTTTCAAACCAGCATTGAAAAGATCGTTCTGAATGACATAGGGATCGGCATTACTGCCTGCGCCTGTTGCCTTGACATAGGCCGCATTGCCAGTAGCATCAAGTCCGTAAAGATTGGCCATATCAAAGAATCAAGAACAAATAACGCTGGTTTGGAACAGTGGTGCCGTCTGAATATCGCACAGTTTGACTTGCGGTAAAATCAAACATCAATGGACTGTCTAAGACAACCGTGCTATATGCATAAGGAGACCGACGACCATTAACGCCAATTGTAGCAATTCTTATTCTATACGAACCATTAGAAGAGTAAACATCAGAGGGAAAGCGAATATAGCTTGCTGCAGTGGTGCCAATTCTCACCCACTGGTTTTCAATGGTATTTAAATAGTCCACTTCAAAAGAAGCGATGAAGGGATTGTTTTGCGGCGGATTCCAGCAAATAGCCGGATTAATTGCATTGAGAACGGAATAGGAGCAATATTGTGGATAAGGCCAAACGACTTCGTTATAAGCCATGATTAGGACACCTCCAAAATAATGCTGCCGCCAGCCACTGCGGGAACAATGCTGGGTCCAGCAATTGATCTAACGGAAGAGCCAAGAACAGTGCCATTATCGACTAAGGCAAATTTGCTTTCGTCATATAATGATGCCAGCACAGTAACCAAACCTTCTTCTTCTACCACGGAAATGGTTCTAAATTTTCTTAGACCATCGCTATTCTCTTGCAACACCCATGGAGCACCAGCAATAGGTGGAGAAGAAAGGCCGGAAGCAAAAGACAAAACGGACGTGGAACCGGCTGCATTTGTCACAGCCCTTGTCTCAATGACGCCGCTAGGCGTCATCACTGAAGCCTGATAAGTGCTGCCCGATGCAATGGTAAAAGGACTGTCAATTGTAATTCCAGAAATTGTCCCATCAATAACTCTACCTCCATATCGCTTCCCCCCTTTACTTGGATCGGCAATGCCAATAATTTCGCCAGGCAGAACAAAAAATCCCTCTACGGATGTTTTAAAAGTGACTGTTTCCGTTTCTAATTGATTGGTAAGCAGTGCCCATTTCCCGATGCGTTGAGCCTGTCCCTGCGAAGTGGTGCCAAACGCACGTATTTCAGTTTCGTGATAGCCATAGCGATCTATTCCATCTGCGTCCTCCACATATTCCACTTTTGCTTTGTATTGATCTTCGGCATCGTTCCACGAAACCAGCGCCACTGTTTTGCGGGCTTTTCTTGCTGTGCCCTCATAAATAAAAGCAGGTGCTGTAAGATTGCCATTTTCATCTATTTCTTGCACGACATTGGCCGGCGAGAAAATTTTTGTCATTGATTTTGGCTTATCCTGAATAGCGACAATTGTTCCTTCGCTGAAATAAAGCATTCCGCGAAATACTGCCGCCATGGAATTCAATACTTCATAGGCTTCGCCTCTATCCGTGATATAACCATTAAAAGTGAGGCGTGGCTCTGATCCCCCTCTGCCATTAGGTACTAGTTCATCGCAATATTGAGCAATGGGATAGAGAGAATATCTATCCACTTGACCTTCGGCTATAAATTTGCCAGCCCCATAGCGAGAATTGGTTAATAAATCGTAAAAAATCCATGCAGGATTATTACTATAAACAGTTTGAAAAGTGCCGTCCCAAATGCCAGTGTAAGTGCGTGTAATAGGATTGTAGTTGGAGGGCACTTTAATCTTTATGCCTAGCATGTCTGCTGCTATTTGCGGCACTGCAGTAAAATTTTCAGCGCCAATTTTAATGCCAATTAATGCAGTGTTTGGATAGCGAAATGATTGCGTATTAATGCCAACAATTGCCTTAAAATATAAATCGTTTGAAATTGAAGTGGAAGAAGGATCGTCTGTTAAACGCTGTAATGTTACCACCCATGGACCAGTGCCCGACAGCTCATATTCATATTCAAAATCAACGGGGCCCCTGCTTTTGCCTTGAATTGTTTTATTGTCATCAACAAAATTTGCGCCACTAACTGGACGAATCTTAATATTAAACTGAACAATTTCCCCCTTTACATCGCCATTATCTTTATCTATGCGAAATAAAGCGGCAATGCCCACTCTGATTCTTAATTTTGTGAAATTACTGGAAACAGTGGTGCGCGATATTGCACCCACTGCTTTTGTTAATTGCACACCAACGCCTTGTTCCACCTTAACGTCATCAAAGCCCGGCATTGGATCTTGATTTTGTGTGCCAGTACGATAGTCAATGGTGAGCGAATTAACTGCACCAGTGGCATTGTTTCTAATTAACGATGGAATGGAAGATGATATTTCGGGAATTAATCCTCCTTTACCATTGGCACTAGCAGAACTGCCCGTATAAAAAGCAGAAATAGAAAAATTTAAACTACCATCAGTATTCTTAATTGGTACGCCGTCTAAATAAACACGAGTGAGAGGATCCACGCCATCCTCAAAACCTTCCACTTCACCTTCGCTAATAACGCCAACAATAGTGGCTTCAGAACGGCTGCGAAGCGATTCGGGATCTTCCTGAGGCCTTCTGCTGTCACCGCCGCCTTTGCCGCCTTTGCCGCCGCCTCCGCCTCCACCGCCGCCACCGCCGGAACCGTCAATAACAACAGTCCAACCATCTTGTCGTTTCTGTAAAATCTCGCTCATTACACTGGCACCTGTTGAGTGGTAATGGCGGAAGAAATGATCAATGGAGCACCAGCCCAAAAGCGTCCATACAATACAGGCACTGGTTGCCCTTGCGTGGTTAATTCGGCTGCCCGATCAAACATAAAACTATCTTTTCGTTGCGAGTCGGAATTATTATTGTCTAATCGCACAGGTGGCGTGAGAAGTCCCGCGATGCCAGTGCTAATCAAAGTGGCGCCAATTGAAAATAACAATGCACTGCCAACTGCACCTTTTGCGGCGGCAGATGCAGATGCAATGCCTGCAAATGCTACGCTACTACCAAACGAAACAAAAGCTAAAGCAACTAAGGCCACGCCAATCAAAATGCGTCCGGCATTACCTCCTCCGCTAATAATAGGCGCAATGATTAATTGCTTACAGGGCATCAAGATGTTTTCATAATTCATGCCATCACTATCATCATCAACCAAACGAAATCCAATGCCACGTTCGTGCGCTTCCGTCAAATATTCCTTAAATCCAGCCAATTGATTGGACAATGCAGAAATCACTTGCTTGGGGGAGCTGGCGACAAAACGATAAGACCGTCCAAACTTACGGCCTAACTCTCCCAAAAGCTTCACTTCAATGATTCCCATCACATTAAAGCCTCATGTCTCAAAATCTTGGTGGTGCATTTTTGCCAATACCCACCAAAAATATTCGCTTCTGACAGTCTATTCAATAAATGTTGGTAAAAAATGTTTTGACTGGGGGAATGCAAAATCCCCACATGATTTGGAAAATTGGCTTGTAGCTGCATCAGAAAAATATCGCCTTGTTTTAATTGCAGATCATTGACTTCCGTAAAACCTTGCCCTTTAAAATTCTTTTCAAACATCCGCCATTCAGGGCTAGTCCATTCAAACTCCGCTCCCCTTTGATAGTCGTCTAAAACAATTTCCATTTCATTGCGAAAATAATCACGCACCAGCCCGTAACAATCGTAAATACCATAAATCCAAGGCCGCTCTAAATATGGAGCTTTGCCTGTTGGATCCATTTCATGCCAACTATTGGCACCAGTGCAATACATCACCCATGGAAGATTAATAGTTTTGCATGATTGAATGTCATGCACGCTAAAAGCATCTTCAAAGCCCAAATGAGAATGGAAGATGGCCTCTATTCCTAATTTTTCGGCCCTTGCATAGTCTTTTGCATCAATGGCAAAATGCTTTGTAGGCTCTGAATGCACATTAGGCGTTGGCACAAATTTGCCGCCAGCAATGATTCCACAAGCTTCTTCTGGCGCCTTACCATGAGCATACGCCGCCATCTCAGCTTGTAAATGGGGCCAATTCATGGACGCCCCCTAATAGCGCCTGGAAAACCACCAAATGGTAATGATTGATTTGGAAATCTTAATCGACAACTTTCCACGCGCTTACCACACACATCTTCAGCCAAAACATTTGTAGGCGTATCATTTGATTTGGCCACCGCACCTCCCGTATATCCGCATTCCGTGCTTCTATATCGCCATTGACAATAGTTTTGCGTGATCACGCGGCGTGGCAACATAAGCCCCTCCAGATCAAGGACACTAGCTAATTGCCACGTAATTGTTAAAGCATTTTCCGTGGTTTTACGCTCAATGTAAAAAATATCTAAAGGAAATTCTTGAGAGGAATCAGCCAAAGGCTCGCCGTCTAAATATTTGCCAAACGTGCGCCTTCGCGTTACCTTTGCTCCCACTAAATCATCAAAACTATCAATGACTTGCGTGAATGTGCCCATTACATTGGCAACAGTCAACGATGGTTGAGCAATTTGTCCCGTAGTGTTCCTTTCATATCCAGCAGCAATAATTGGCAGCGGCTCGTAAATGCGACCTTGCCAAATAATCTTGCTTTCGTCAGGCTTTAATTGATTCGTAAAATAAAATTTATCATTAACATCGCCAGTGATAGGCTCTAAATCAAGATCAAAAAGTTCAACAATGGCATCATGCCATCCTTGTTGTACATCAGCTTCTAGGGTCATAAATCCTCCTTACAGAAAAAGAAAACACATTGCTATTGGGGCCAATTACTTGCCATTGCCATTGGTTAGGCTCAATGCGATATTTATACGTTTGCTCATCCATAAAGAATTGACTATGGAAAAAGTCTCCCTTTAATGCCGAAAGTTGAGCATCTAGCGACACGGCAATATCATCACTAATGGGCACTGTTTCAATTTGATACGAACGCATGTCATCGTTTAACAATTCTGGACTCACTTGTTCATAACCATCGCCAAACTGAACACGTTTTGTTTTAGTGCCACGCTGAACCGTCAAATTATATTGACAGGGCAATGCAAAAGTTGGTTGTGCCATTAGCGTCTCCCAGCCAGTACACCACCGGGCCTTAGTTCCCCAATGATAACCTGCTTCACTGCACCTTCTAGCTTACGGCTTAGATCGGCAGCTCCACTGCCGCCCTCCGTTTGAGCTTGTCCATTGCTGACGTTGACGGTGATGTTGCTGACAATTTGATTACCAGGAGCGGCCCCTTGAAGGTCCACAGGGACGCTTTTGCCATTGGGCATGGGAATGATGGCTTCGTTGTAGCGACCCTCGCCTACGAGGCCCAGCGTGGGGCCTGCGACCATGCCACCATCAGCAAAGGCACGGAACGGAGTAAACCCTCCCTCCCAAATTGCTCCGTTTGCCGCAAACTCTATTGGCCCAGTCGTGCCGCCTGGGCCGCCACCAGGTCCAGCACCCATAGAGAGAAAATCTATGACCAAACCAATGGCTTTCATCGTCATATATTGAGCAATCATGCGGGCGGTCATGTCCATGAAATAATCGCCAATGTTTTGGAAGAATGATGCAAGAACTTCTTGCGCCGTCATTGAACCATTAATTATATTTTTAAAGGAATTACCAAATGCTTCGCCAATTCCCTTCGCACTTTCAATAACAAGACCAGACAAACTGATCATTTTCTCCAGTTCTGCGCCAATCCGATTGTATTCATCCTGAAGTATTCCTAACTGTGTTTTGGGCGTTTCCGAAGGAACGCCTTCTTCCGCCTCCTGCCCCTTCCTTATCATGTCCTCCCTATCTTTTTGCAGTCCTTCTAACTCCTTTCTTAAGTCTTGGACTGCTTTCGTGCTCCCCTCTCTCGCTTGTCTTTCGCCCAATGCAGCCTTGAAATTTTTAATTTGCCCGTCCAATGCTTCCAACTGTACGCGCACTAATTTTCGCACCTCCGCCACTTGCCTGGCTCGCTCTGGCGTCATGCCATTCTTCACAAGGTCTTCAATATCAGCCTCCACTTGACGTTGTTCTTTTTGATTGTCTAGTAAATCTTGAATTGGCTTTAATGCATTTTCTCTGACATCCTTGATTTTGTTTTGCAGCTCAAGAAGATTTATCGCACTTTGAACGGACGCAATGTCTTTTAAGCTTGCAGTTTCTTTCGCGCTTTTGGCTTCACTCAATCCTTTGTTTAAATCTCGTTGAATTTTAAGTTCTTCATTGGTATATTCAGTAATAATTTTTCCGATTGGCGTGGTTTGTTGCATAACAAGTAAACGCTGCCGTTCTGTAAATAATGAATCAGACGCTGCCATTGCCTGACGAAGTGCTTCGTCTGCTGCTTTTTTTTGCTCTTTTGACATACCCTCGCCCGCCGTCGCTGCAGAAGGAGATGGCGTAGGTTTATTGAGCCCCAGACTCGCAGCATTCGCCTCCGCTATTCCTTGAAACTGCTGGGCCGCTTTTAATCCAGTTTGTTGAACATTCTGGGCATTATTTATAACTTCATTTAATTGTCCTAGAGTTACTCGTCCTGCTGGAAGTTGAGCCCCAGCAGCCTCGAGTATTTGACTTTCAACGGGGGTAATATTTGATTCAATTCCAGAAATTCGTCCCCCTCCTGGTGTGTTTTTGTCGGGGCGAACTCGTTTTGCACGCTTTAATACCTGAGCTTGAACTTGCCGCAAGGCAGCAATATTTGCTTTATATGTTGCAGCCTGCATATTGATAAGCGCAGTATTGCCGACAATCGCCGCTTGTGCCATATCCTTCATCGCCTGTTTGGCTTGCTCTGCGGCCTGGCTCATGGCGTTCCCCATGCCCAACGCTGCGCTTGCAATGGCAGTAAAAACACCA